TGGTTTATTCAAATATAAATTCACCAGGAAAAACTTGGATATATTCATTTGGTCTTGCACTTGCAAAAGAAATGTTAGGTTATGTGCGCGGTAAATATGGTAGTATACCTATACCAAACGGAGAAACTTCACTAAATGCTGCAGATTTACTCTCAGCAGCAACTGCTGAAAAACAAACATTGGTAGAACAGTTAAGAACGATGTTAGACACAATGACACGTGCTAAGTTATTAGAGGCAAAACGAATAGAAACCGAGGCATTAGGTGCTAGTCTTAATGGGACACCTTTAGCAATTTACATAGGATAAACATATGCCATTATTTCACGGACAAAGAGACGCTGGGCTTATCCATAAACTTAATGTAGAGTTGATTAACGATATAATTGACACAGAAGTTGCTATTTATAAACTTTCGCTAAAAGATACAAAGGCAAATTTATACAATGAATCCGATAGAAAAGTATATCATAGTCCCGTAAAAATACCGGCTCTTATTGCCAGAGAGGCACAATCATATGAAGGTAATGAATTTGGTCAAGACTATCAACAAACTGCAACTTTCTCTTTTATAAGAGAATATCTAAAACAAGTGGAAATTTTTATAGAAGTTGGTGACGTAATTGAATACAACGGAGAATGGTGGGAAATTGATGGTGTTCAAGAGAATCAATATTTTGGTGGTAAAAATCCAGACTATTCTTTTGCAACAGAAAAGTGGGGACATAATGTTTCTATTATTGCTACAACACATTTAACAAGAAGGTCAAGAATACACATTGAAGAATTTAGACCAAACTCTATACAAAATTCAAATGACATACCGAGCAACATATAATGGAAAATTCAAACAAATATAGAAAGCCACCATTAAGAAGAACGCGTGATAGTTTCATTGATGATAAGAACCTACAAGAACAACCAAGATATGATCTTGGTAAAAATCGTCACAGACAAGTTCGCAGAGATAAAGACAAAACTAAAAGTTTAGGCATAACCCTATACGATATAGATTTTGCAATAAAATCTTTTATAGATCAAAAAATTCAATTAAAAGTTGAGGATAACGGACAAACAATATCTATTCCAATTTTATATGCAAATTCTGAAAAATGGGCGTCAATACAAAAAGATGGTTTCTTGAAAGATAAAAAGGGAAAAACTCTTGCACCTTTAATTACTTTTCGTAGATCAAGCGTTACTATGAAAAATGAACTTCGTAGAAACAAAGTTGCAAATCAATATCAACTTGGATATATTATGCAACAAAGATATAATAAATTGACACCATATGATAAGTTTAGCACTTTATATCAAAATAAAAAATCAATGGAATATTTTTTAACTCCAATTCCTGATTATGTAGATGTTTCATACGATTTTATTATATGGTGTGAATATCAAAATCAATTAAATTATGTAATAGAGAATTTCATATATTTTGGTGGTCAATCCTTTGGAGAAAGAAACTTTTTTAAATTTTCAACATTTTTGGATTCAATTTCAATCGAAGACTCAAACACAACTGGACAAGATAGATTAGTTAGAGCATCTTTTCAATTGACTGTTCATGGGTATCTTTTACCAAAAGATATAGCTGCAGAAACAACAACAAAAAGAATCGTTACTCCAAATCGTGTTGAATTTTCAGATAGATCAGTTGGTTCAAGTTTCTTTAATGACGATTTTATAGATAGACCTGAACCACCAATTGGTCCTAAACGCATAACATCTCCAAAAGAAGCAACGTATAAGAGTCTAAATCCTGATACAGAAAACGTAACAGATGCAATTGAAAGAAAAATACAAAATGAAATAGATCAACAACCGTTGCCTACACAAACTATACCATCAAATGCTGGTAATAATATAAGTAATATTGCAAGTGGAATAGGTGGTATATCTAGTAGTCCTGATATATCACCAATAGGTGGCGTTGGTGGATATGGTTCTATTGCGGGTAATCTTAATTCAAATGATCCACAACCTCCAGGAGATGAATGGATACAATCATACAATGATGTTAGAAGAATAATAGAAGCGGGTAATATTCAGTCTGCTATTGGAACTGGTGGTTTTGGTATAGGATCTATCGGTGGAGATCCATCTGCTAGTCCAAATCAATCATCAGAGAATATTTAATACGATACTATTTTGAAGAAAATTAAACATATTTATATGTGTTATATTATTTTACTTATTAAAGAGGTTTTTTATGTCAAAGTTTAATGAAACATCATCGGATGAAATAGTTTTACCAAAACCAAATGAAGAAAAACAAGGCGATGCAAGTATTAAAGATTTTCAAGAAGACGATATTGCTGTAGTTAAGTCACTTCAAGGAAATTATGCATTAACAACTGCACAAATTGGTCAAATAGAAATTGAATTGCATCTTTTAAATAAAAGATTGGAACAAGTAAAACAGATCAGACAAGATTTATTTGACAGATACAGTTCCTTACAAGAGGAAGAAACAAATTTGGTTAAGAATTTAAATGAGAAGTATGGAGACGGTGTTCTTGATTTAGATTCTGGTAAATTTATACCAACCGAATGATAGTTTTGTATTTTTTAATTCATATTTATATGAAGATTTAATTACATAATTTTCTGGAGATAATAGTGGCTAATGAAAGAATTATAAGTCCTGGAGTGTTTACCAATGAGAAAGATTTATCTTTTCTCCAAACGGGTGTTGGAGCTATTGGTGCCGCTCTGATAGGACCAACAATTAAGGGACCTGCATTCGTTCCCGTAGCAGTCAGCAATTACACCGATTTCGTTGCTCAATTTGGTAGCTTGTATGAACATTCATACTTGCCCTACACCGCTAAAAGTTATTTACAAAATTCAGGCGGTGCAACAATTGTTAGAGTATTGGGATCAGGTGGATATTCGTTGAAACATCCAGTGGCAATCGTTGCTAGTGGATCCTATGGTAAGAGATTGATTTCCTTTTTACACCCAACATTTGCAGTTGATGAAGAAGATACTGTTTCATTGTTTGGAAAATCAACCATTTCTAGTGCAAGTGGTAGTTTTTCATTAACAATATCTGGAGCATTCCAAACCGATACAAGTGCATTTACCAATGCATTAGATGAAAATGGTGTTCCATATAGTGCATCCATAGATCCTGAAAATGCATCATTTATAGGAAATTTGTATGGATATACCGCATATGGCACAAATGCAGTTTACAATTATGTTTGCTTTAAGAAATATGCATCATCTTCTTTGGCTGCTGACCCGGCAACACAAATTCTTATTGAAACTGGATCTGCATCAAATGTTCCTTGGGACTTTACAACAGACTATCTTGAAGCTTCTACACCGTGGGTAACGTCTCAAAAGATTGGTGCAAACACTATGGACTTGTTCCGTTTCCACACAATTTCTCACGGCGTTCATTCAAACTATGAAATAAAAGTCGGTATTGCTAATATACGTCCTGCTGGTTCAATTGCAGGTTCAGAATACGGTGATTTTGATGTTGTAATTAGATATGTTGATCAAAGTAAATTACCACAAACACCATTTAGCTGGCAAGATGAAGACATTAGACCTGCTGTTATTGAGGCATATAAGTGTAACTTGGATCCAAATTCTCCAAGATATATTGCTAGAGTAATTGGTGATAGATATGTAACCGTTTCCGATGAAGGAAAGGTAATAGTAAACGGCGATTATTCAAATAAATCAAAATTTATTCGTGTAGAAACAACAGAGGCAATCAAAAATGGTGCAGTTTCTCCAAATCTGATTCCATTTGGTTTCCGTTCTCTAGTTTCTCCAATTCCAAGTGCATTCACTCAACCGGCAGCCGCTAATTATGTGACATCACAGGTTATTGGTAGTGCTTATAATAAGAGAGTATATTACGGATTTAATTTTGATTTCTCAAATACTGATAACTTTAATTATTTGCGTCCATTGCCAATTTCTGCAAATCAAACCACTGGTAGTAATGTAGATTTCTATTTGGGCGATTACACACAAAATGCTGGTGCAAATTATCCATCACCTTCAAATCCTTATAGTGGATCTATCAACTTGACTACAAATACATCAATTGATACCCGTAAGTTTATGTTGCCATTCCAAGGTGGATTTGA